TCCAGTGTAATTAGTTTTGGATGCTGTACCATTCGCCACTTACGATGTTGTTTGATTCGATACCATCCGGCAGCGAACCACGACTTAGAGTTATCTTCTTTGGTAAACAACGGTAGTTTACGCTTGACATCCCACAGTGGACTAAACACTTCGCCTTCAACTTCATGTCCGTATACCAAGTTTGGTGGCACAGGGGTTGCTGTTTCTAGCGGTTCGAATTCAATGTTGATGGCTTCGCGAGCCATCTTGATAGTCTTATAACTGATTACACTATTGAGTATTTTTATAGTGCAGTTGCCATTTTCTTTTACCTCAAGCTGACCAATCTTGCGATTATCCTTCTTGAGTATCCAATACTGGTTCTCTACCACTGGTTTGGCTTGTATCATTCAGCACTCCTTTATATGTTTCATTCATCCAACGTCCGAACTGTTCGGCTACGTCACTGCATTTTACCAATTCGTATTTGCCACAGAACTGCATGAACCTCACACCCACTTGTCCCACATCCTTGTGGCTGATTTGTTCCTGTATACTTGAGTCTACAGCGGCCTTGACCTCTTCAGGTTGTGCTGTGAGATCAATCAAGGTACAGTTGCGTTCGTAGTCATCCAACACACGATGCTCCTGACCGTTGTGGTCTGTCCAACGTTGCAACATCATGTTATTCCAGTTATATCCCTTACGGTCCCTGTCGCCAAACGCTTCACGGAGACCAACTTTATTCTTTGTGCCTTTTTCCCGTACTCCCGGATAAGCACTAAACACGTTGTCTGAGCTGTCACCACGCATACACTTTTCAAACAGTAACCACTCGGGGTCTGGAATGACTTTTGGCTGTTTAGTTTTTTTATCATTGACAAGTTTACCTTTAGCATCAAATATGCCCTCCAAGGTTAATAGTTCATCGGCGATACCATTGTATTGAGTGACATTAGGGGCTAATAACTGTACAAAGTCAGTATCACTGCTAATAATAATATGTTTGTCTTGGGGGTGTAATGCAATCCAACGTGCAATGATGTCATCAGCTTCGGCTGTGGGATGACGGATAACACTACAATTGGTTTTCTGTGACAAGTATTTAGTCAGCTCATCATAGGTTTCCCAAAACAGTTTGTCTTCATCTGCTTCCGTCTCGGTCATTTTGCCCCGGGCCACAGCACGATTTGCTTTGTAAGGTGTGTAGAAATCCTTGCGCCAACTGCGTCCTTCCAGTGCAAATACCACGTGGTCTGCTTCAAAACGTCGGGCCATTTTGTTCACCGCCATCAAGGTAATGTGTAAGGCAAATCCTATCTTGGTCCAAGAGTCCGCGGCTCTAAATGCTCCGTGTCTAGCACGGAAAAACATATTGGCAGTATCAATCAGTACGTATTTCATTGGGCGCAATCAAGTTGTTATCGTTAATGTATTGTAACACATGTTGGGCCCAAAAGCAATGGGCATCTGCACCAAAATGCCAACTATTTGCATTGACTGTGCAAAATCCGTTGTTTTTTAGTACACGGTCGTAAGTTTGGTCAGCGTCATATGGCGCCATGTAACACCTGCCCCAATCGTGAGCCTGGGCAATGTCACCAAAATGACTGTTGCCATTGAACATCACATGCCGAACTCCGTTAAGTTTGAGTTCGTTGTGGAATTGCCAAATTTCATCGTGTGCTTGTTGTTGTACCCGATGCCAGTTGACGTCGGCCACAAAGTTTCTATAGCGTTCAGCAAATATGCTTGGCACACTATCTATGCCACTAGCATTGACTTGGTACCAGGTATCCTCATGCAACCACTCTTGTCGTTCCCAAGTTGACCATTGCAATACCACAAACACATCATCATGATTGGTTTGTTCGTGCAACCAAGATCTTGTGGTGCGAATAATACGTGCATTTGATCCGCCAGCTTGTGCGTCAAGATACAAGATTGCATTTAGACAATTGGCCATCTCACAACCAAAACTCACACGCTCGTTGTCTGGATGCGGTTGTTGTCCCAGTCCCCAATACAAGCCATCATCTGAGGCCCAGGAATGTGAATTTACCGCTTCAGCTGCCGCGGCATGACTGCATCCATTCACATACAAAATCATTTTTGTGTTAATGCTTTAACTGTTTCGGCCTGTGCCACACGTTTGCGTAGACTTGAACTGGAGAATGAGTGATCTCTTCCGTTATAAACAATTTCAATTGTACGATCCGTACACTCGTCTTTGCCGCTAAATTCTTTGAATTCGTATTCTTGTCCTAGGATACGCACATCTAGTGGCAATATTAACAACAGGTCCACAAGATCTTGTTCGGTTTGATACACAACAACCTCATCAACATAACGGCATGCGGCCAATTGTATTTGACGTTCTACAATGCTTTGTACAGGTCGATTTTTTTCAGTTGGACGATCAATTGTGGGATCAGTTTGCAATCCACAAATCAAATAATCACAGTGATTTTTTGCTTCACTTAACATGGCGATATGGCCAGCATGCAACATGTCAAAGGTACTGAATGTAATACCGATCTTTTTGCCCTCAGCTTTGAGTTCTTTAGTGTGATTGAATATCATGATACCTCAGTTCGTCCACCACCAATGTCTTTGGTGTTTACATATTGTCCGGCACCTTTGATTATGGCTTGTTCTTGTTCCCAAGTTTCCATGACCACGTGACGGCAAACATTCTGAAACCAACGATCCACAATGTCAGCATCCGCATCATCGGGTTTCATCATGTAACCTGCTTTGACCAGTCTTGCAACAAATATATCATTCCAATCTAGTTCAAATGCACCTTGATGCAAATTGTTGGGATCGACATCCATACCAAGCACAGCCACATAAGGTTCTCTCTTTTCTGTGGCAATTTCTTTTTCAGTTTTTTCTGGAACCTTGGGTTTGGGCTCGGCACGTGGTTTAGGCACTGGTTCGGGTTTCTTTTTAAAAATGTCAAATAGTCCCATTGTGTTCCTCGGATGTAGTTATTTTAACTGGTGATAGACGACCGGCCATGGATAATTTTATGCTAACATACGGATCAAGAGTTGCAGGATCTTTTGCCGATTGAACGTCGAGCCATTTTTGATATGCTCGACTACCGTCACCTTTTGCTTTTACTCTCTGTCCACATTCATTGCAAGCATGGAACGCAGATACAAAATCTTTACCTTTATCGGTAGTAAAAACTTCAAAATCTTCTACAGTAAATTTATCTACGCATTGGTTAAAGGTACACCTAACTTCCATAGTTTTGGGGTCGATGAATGAAACATCAACCTTCTTCTTGGACATTTTTTTTATCATCAAGTGCCCCATTCGTTTTTAAACAGTGGTACTTGAAGTCTGTCACTGTATCTCCAACCTTGTTGCATTGCATACAAGGCCACGTTTCGGTTATTAAGTGCATACACACTCTCAACACCACCAACAGGCATAACATACACATGACCTTGAAAACCAGCCGCTCTAAATTCTTCAACAGCTCGTTCTGCATCCTTCATGTCCTCTTGGGTGGCAATTACCAGTTTCAAGTAAGTGGTGCCAACTTGTTCATATTCACAAACTATTTCTGGACAGATAGCGTCCGACCAAGATTCACCTGAGCCTGGCAATTTAGCACTAACGCTAAATGTCAGTGCGTCATGTCCTCTAGATTTATTACCCAGTGTCCAGTTTAGCAAATATTGTCTAAACTCTTTACTGAGTTTTTGAGTGCCATTGGTTTCAAACGTGATCTCTTTCAATCCCTTCATGTTGGGATGATCTAGTAGATCTGTGTAAGCACGTTGCCACCCTAGTAGTGGTTCGCCACCTGTGATCACAAGATGTTCATTTTCCCACCGCTGGTGCGGGAGTATTTCCATGATACGATCAACAATACCATCACTCTCCATCATGGGACTTAGGTCTTTGAACCTTGGATCCCACGATGCATAACTGTCACAGCCTGTACTAACTAACGGAAGTTCATTATATGTTTTAAAATTGATCGGATCAATGTTATTTGCTTCTTCACTCAATTGACCACGCGGCATGCCAAAACCCCTGCAAGAAAAATTACAGCCAAAAGTTCTAAGGAATATACTGGGCACCCCCATATATCTACCTTCTCCTTGCACACTGTAAAATAATTCTGCTACTTTGAGTTTACTCATATTTTCCTTGCTTTAACCAACAAATGCCAACCTAGATATTCTTTAACTGCTTCACGCATTGCTTCCGGCATGGCCTCAAACCAGGGTTCTAGTTCGTATCTGCCTGCCTTGTATGCTTGTACATTATACATGAAACAGTGGGCTTGACGCAACCTCTCAATGTGAAATCTTTTGCCTAATAGGTCATGTACTTCATCATTTGAATAGGCCTGTGCAAACGGGCACCCTGCTTGTGCTTCAAATTGGTCTAGTCCTTTGCGTATCATGCTGTACTTCCAGGAGTTTTTGGCATATACCAAAAATCTAAATTCTCCATTGGGCACTAACACATCATAGGCATTTTGAATCATGTCATCAATTCTGGGAAAGTGGTGCATGACACCACAACTGTATACCATGTCAAATTTTCCCAGGCCTTCATACATTTTGGAATCACTTGCATCGCCACAAACAAACCGACCTTCAAGTCCTTCTACTTCAAAACGTTTCTGTGCCAGTTCGATTGTTTTGTCACTGATATCAATGGCAGTATAATCTGCACCATGCTTGGCAAATTCAGCCGCATCAGTACCAATGCCACACCCAATTTCCAGCACACGTTTGCCGGACCACAAGTGAAATCCAGCAAAATCTTTCATGTGTGGTTCCACACGATATCTGCGTTCAGTAACATCTTGATAAAATTCCAATGTGCCTACTTCATTTTTGCTGTGGTTGATATTGCAAGGTTGAGCATTCCAGTAACGTACAATACGTTCTTCTAAATCGTGATCTGTCATTTTAAATCTTTCTAGTTGAGATGGTTGGCGGGGTAATTTTTATAATACGACCATTGCTTTTGCACTGGCCTGGCTTCTTCGAGCACTGTTGTTGGTATTGCCGCTTATGGTATTCACTGTGGCCTTACCAAAATTTCTACGTCTTGCAAAGTAAAACAATTCTAGGAATTTAGGAAAACTCATGTTTTTGTCTTCAGGGAAATCTAAATCATAAGTTACG